TGTAGGTTCTACAGGTACGACTTCTGCTTTCTCTATAGATTTACAATCATTGCACAAACCAGCAAGTTCATCCGAAACCATAAAATTATTTGTTGTGCATCCCATCAATAGAAACATTACTACCAGTGGACTTAGGAATTTCATTTCTTTCCTCCCATTTAGTAACGGATTCTACTAAAAGCTCTAAAAATGGATATTTGTTTTTAACAAATTTTTGAACAGTGCCATCCTCCGTAACTACTAGAATTACTATTTGGTTAACTTTAATTTCTGTTCTTTCTTCAAACATTTCTGCATATGCAGCACCTTGTATATAGTAATTTTCATTCCAATCATCTGTACGTTCTTTAGTCGATGTCTTAAAATCTATAACTGATAATACACCATTATATTCTGCAATGCAATCAACACGACCCGCTACCTTATATTTATCACTATAAAGTCCCACCTCTTGAGCATAAATGTTGTCAATATCACATAAAGCTTGATCCCTCAATTGTTTGAACAAACACCAATATAGAAAATGTTCTTTTTCATACGTTTCAAATAAAGCATCATCATGCATGTTGTTAAGATAGTCTTCACACATTTCATGAATTTTAATGCCTCTTCTAACCGCATTTCCTGATATATAATTTGCAACATCATCACCGACACGCTTACGCCATTCAACCAATCCTTCTTTCTTACGAATAGAAAGAACAGTTGTAATTGAAGGATAAAGATTACCTTCTGGTGTATTATAAAACCTTTTTTTATTAAGAGTCGTGGTTACTAGATTCGGTAGTTTTACTACTTTGTGAGTAAACGCCATATTTATCCTCTTTCTTATTAAAGGTTACTGTAATAGTTATATTATAACAATCAGAAGGTGCATCTGCTATCCAAGTTTTATCAAATTGAGTGTAGAAATTTTTCATCATGCCCAACCCCCATTCTTATCTAAAACAGTAGTTGTTGTCACATTCCTCATTCTTTCTACAAGTCTTTTTGCACGATTAGTCACTTGACGATACCAACGACTGTCTACCATTTCATCTGCTGCAGTGTTCCAATCTTTAGCTTCCACAGCTCGGTGCATACTTACAAATTTGGATAGTCTAGAATATCCCATGTTGAACATCATATTTGCAATAATTAATTGAACTTCTTCTGGCAAATCAAAAAAACTAAAAGGATATAGACGTTCACAGTCTTCAAGAACAGTTTTTATATCTTCATCAAATGCTTCATTGACCCTATGTTCAGTGACACTGGTGCCGACCTCGCAGCCAGATTCAGGGTCAGTTGACCGTACCAAATGACCAATCCCAAAAGTAGGGTAGCCAAGATGGTCCAGATAAATTTCATATTTTACCCCCTCATCTATTTTTAATTCTTCTCGCAATTGATTAGTACTCATCATTATTCTTCTTTTCTTCTTTTTTAATAGGTCTTATTCTGTAGTTGGCCAATGGTATAGATGTTACATCCACCCAGACATCCCAATTAATCTTCTTCTTGTATTCATCAATCTTATTCATCATTCTATTCCTATTCCCAATTTGATTTTGTTAATCAAATAACTTCTAACAAAACCAGAACGAACAATATCACCAAGAGTAAATTCTAGGCAATTAAATTCTTCCATTTCATTTAAAATTCTAAGAAAATCATGTAGTCCGTTTTTTTCACCTCGTTTTATTAAATCAGTTTGATCAAAATCCCCACAAAAAATAATTTTTGAATCTTGACCTACTCTTGTAATAATCGTATCCAATTCATGGAAATTTAAATTTTGACACTCATCTACTATAATGATTGAATTGTCAAATGTCAACCCCCTTAGAAAAGATGTTGATAGAAAGAATAAAGTTCCTTGTCCTTTTAGCCTATCATACAGAGTATTAAACTGTTGTTCGTTAGGCATTTCAAACATAAACTGTACCATGTTTTGATATGGCACCTGATACAGTGCAGCTTTATCTTCTTCATCGCCGGGCAGAAATCCAATATCTCTAGTAGGAATTAATGACCGTACTAATACCACTTTTTCAAATTTAGTTTTTAAGTCCAACACATCTTTCAAAGCAAGGTAGAGAGAGACAAAAGTCTTTCCAGTTCCTGCCGCACCAAAAAGAAATTGGTTCTTGCCCTTCTTCCACGTATCAAAGACTATCTTTTGATTGTCCGTTAATGGTTTAGTTGTAACTAAATTATTATGATTAATCTCTTTATTCTTTTTTTTACTCGCTGCCATTTAAAATCCTAGAAATATTAAAGGTGAGGAAGATGGACCTTCGTCCACCTTCCTCTGGTGCATAGGCGGATTGACTTCCCAGCTGACATAGATGCTGTGCATCGGTGCTGAAGTATGATATCTCGCCCGCACCATATTTATTTATTATGCTTGTCTACAATACCTTTTGCCTTAATTTGAGCATTTGTTTTTCCACTACCATATCTATCTGCAAGTGGAGAAGTGGGATGTGCTTCAGCAATTTGGCCCAGACGTTCATTAAAACCACTGTCTACTTTTGGTCCAACACCCATTAAATGATCACCAGCAAGTGCAATGGGAACAATAATCTGTGTTACAAGAGGATGTGTTTTTAAATATTTTTCCCTCTCATCTATAGACATAAATTTATCGTACTCATCTCCACTATTCAAATTCTTAAAACGGTATGTTGGCATTAAAAATCCCACTTTTTCTGTTCTGTCCAATAAGGATTGCTAGGATCATTTTTTAATTGTTCCATTTTTTTTCTCAATTCATAAAGCTCATCGTTTAGTTGTTTCTGTTTGATATAAGAATTTTGCAATTGCTCTTGTAGATCAGCAATATTTTTTCTATAAATATCAACTTTACTTATAGGTTTCTTTTCCCTCGCTTCTTGCAGTTTTCTTCCATAATAATTATGATGACTTTCATACATTATTGATGTCCTTGGATCTCTCATTTATTTAGTATCCCATCTATAAAAAATATGATCCCCAATTTCACAAGTACGAGTTCTACTTTGAGCCCAGCCTGGTTTTACATAATCTGCATGATAAAATAAAGCACCATCTGTAATATCTATAAACGGCTGTTTAGAAAGAATTGACTTGGAAATATTCAGATAAATATTGTATGTCTTTTTATCCTTTGGATTATCTGTTAATCCATCACAATACCAAGAAAATTGGCAACGGTGACGAATAGGATAATATTTACGTTTACCTACTGGTAATATTGTATGTTTTCTGGTTTTCCAACTTTCTCTGGTTGGACCTTGTTCTATAACTTCACAAACAGTATTAGGAAATCTAGAATCCTTAACACGATTCAACACAACAGCAGTGACAGCAAGTAAACCAGCACTACCCTGATTCCGTGCTTCAAAATACATATTTTTTGCTAAACACTCCACCGATCTAAAATCAGGTGGTTCGTTTTGCGGTATAATAGGACTGATAAGAAGCAATCCTGATGTTAAAATTTCAGTAATCATTTTTTAACCATTTAAAAAATTTAACCATCCTGTTATTATATATTTTTCTTGAGTTGGTGATACAACTCCTCTGTGTGTATGTGTAAAATCAGTTGGCCAGATCACAGACAATCCCTTTTTTGGTTGTATCTTTACATCCTGATAAAACCATTCAGTCTCTCCACCATCAGTAACATCATTCAAATAAGTCATGAATACTAATGCCCTGTTACGATGAGAACTTCTTTCATTATGCCATGCAAAATATCCCCCCTTTGGTGGATAATATTGTATATTAAATTTTTCTTCTACCCTGACATCACCACAAAGCTTTGAGTATATTTTATAATAATCTTTTAGCGCATTGTAAATGTGATATCGTATATACTTTTGTATGAGAGGATTCTGGTCAGAAGGATCAATCTCTAAATCAATAGAATCTTTCTGACCCTTGCCCTCTCCAGCACTGGTAACTCCTATATTCTTACTATTACTTTTTTTAAAATGTTCTATTAAAGAATCGCATATTGATAAATCATCTAGATAAAAACTATAGATAAAATTTTTTTCAGTTGGTGTCACAATAATCTAAGCCAATAAACCTCTCTTATTCATACCAACAAATCCCCAAATAAGGAAGGTGATTCCCACGGTTGCTGTTATGATGATGAGAGAGAGGTCAGCTGTGCCTTCTATAGCACTTACCGTGAGAATCAAACTGAATAATCCTATAAAAATCTAATCATTATAACAAATACCACTCTGGTACATTAGGTTTAGAGCCTTTTCTTAAACCAAATGGACCTGGAATAAAAATAGTCATAGGTTTTGTGCCTGGCTCTAAATCAACTCGGTGAAAATTATTAGCAGATCTAAAACCAATATATCCAGGATGTCTCCAAAATTTTCCTATTTTAGTTGTTT